GGCCGGTGTTGTGGCTAGTAGAAAAACCGAAAACCATCGCAAAGATAATCGAAGAAAAATCGGAAGGTCTAAGAATATGAAAAAATACTGTAAAAAAGTAGATATAACTGATAGGGCATTGATATCAAAATCAGTGCATCAATGCCTGGCAGATAAATTAAAACGCCGCGACACGCTGCGGCTGCTGTCAAGTGTTACCATCCTGTCTCCGGAACAGATATATTATTTGCTATACCGGGGAGGGAGGATTGCGGTAGACTGGTGCATTGAGCGTGTGATAAATGATATTCACGCAGAGATCATTGCCAGAAATCCCAAATTCCCGCCTATTTGGTACAAAAAGCGCAAGGATCCGTCCAGTGGGAAAAACAGGGAAATAGGAATCCAGGATGTAAAGCAGCAAATATATGATTATGTTGCTGTAAATGCATTAGAACCAATAGGCGTTCGGATCGGCGTCCATCAATATGCATCCATTAAAGGACGCGGCCCCGTAAGGGGAATGAAGAAAATTTATAAATGGATGAGAGATAAAACCCTGCGCTATTATGGCAAATTCGATGTCAAAAAGTGCTTTGAAAGTATCAGTAGAGAAAAAATGATGGAATTTCTTTCCCGGTACATTAAAAATGATCCGCTTTTGTGGCTTGTTGATACGCTCCTTAAAACGTTCCGGAAAGGATTGAGTATAGGATCTTACCTATCTCAGTTTCTCTGCAACCTGTATATGTCTCAGCTTTATCACGAGATATCAGAGCGGATGTACCATATCAGGAAGCGGAGAGCAGGAGGTGCAGAAAGAGTGAATCTGGTAAAGCATGTGTTGTTTTACATGGATGACATTTACATTACGGGAACAAATGCAAAATTGCTCAATATGGCTGCAAAAAGAATTGTATCCTATGCTGCCAAAATGGGGATTACCATAAAACAGGAATGGACGATACAGCCATGCGGAGTTGTGGATATGATGGGATTTAAGATCTATCGCGATCATGTAACAATAAGAAAACGCGTTTGGAAACGCATCCGGCGGGTGTATATGAGGACATACCGCAAAATAAAAACACATAAGCCCATACCGCTCTCAATGGCAAGGCGGTGTCTGTCGTATAAGGGATTTTTTGATAATACAAACAGCTTTAGAACTGTAGCAAAATATAAAGTCCGGGAAGTGGCCCGTGTGTGTAAAAGGAGGGTATCATATGCCGATAAAAGCAAGGTTTTTCGATCCACAGCCACCTGTTAAAGTGGTGGATGATGGGGGCTTTGTTTACATTTTTATATGTCTCAACGAGGAACAAAAAACAGAAAAGTACGATGAGGAAACAACGTCATATCTGGAATATGATTACAACGAATTTAGAGAAGAAAAATCACAGATCGATCTTGAGGATGTGATGAAAAACCCAGAGAAATATCTTGTTTACTCAGCGAAACAAGATAAGCAGGATATTGTTACACGTTTGGAAGCATTGGAAAAAAGAGTGTTGCAGGAGAGGTAAGCTATGGAGATACGAAAAGAGATTAAGCAGATAAATTGTTACGCAGGACAAAACCGCCCTGTGTGGATTGTAATCCACGAGACAGATAATTACAGTAAGGGTGCAGGCGCACTCAAACACGCTCAGGCCCATCGGAACGGCAACCTGTCCACCTCTGTCCACTGGTATGTAGATGATAAAGTGGCAGTGCAAACCTTAGATTACAGAGACGGTGCCTAT